AGAACTAGAATCGGTATTGTTAAGCAATTGAACCGGTACGTTGTAAATATTACACAAATCTTTTATAGATGCGTTATATTGTTCAATCAATGAAACATCAGCAGCATTTAATCCAAAGTTAACCCACGATAATTTTTTTGGTGTTATAATAACATCCCCTGCATTATCTGATCCTTGGAATTGTTTTCTGAATTTATCTTTTAGTTGTTGTGCCTGAACTTCATTTATATCGCCTTCATCACTCATTAAAAGACCACGCGCCGTTTGATTTTGTAAATATTTAACTCCCGTTTGTGTGGCTTCATTGTTAGTTGTTAATGAACGTAAACCGGCACGCAATGGCGATTGACCATAAAGATGCGATCCAGTTCCATCATAATAAGGGTTAAAATCTTTTATATGGCATATTTCTGTTGCAGGTATTTCATAAGTTCCGTTATATTCTATTTTATATTTAGAAACGGGTTTCATAATACCACCTGAAACAATTTCCATAATTTGTGAAGGCATTACATAAAGTTCTGTATATTTCCCAATATTTGCACCGGTATCAGGCCCAATACCATAGATGTAACGATTCCCAGTTAATTTACCAAAGGCTATTAATTCACTAATCCAACTGTTGTATGATTGCGCCGGATTTGGTCTTTCTAATAATTTGTGAAGTTCTGTATCTTGTAATTCAACTAACGATCGCTTTTGTAATATATTGGCTTTGTGTATTGTAGAAGCATCAAACGTTCCTGAAGTCATTGCCTTGTAACGCTTGTAATCATTTTCATTAGTCTTTTCATATACTTGAAAAGGTATTGTAGTTGCAGCTTTTGTTATAAGGTTAATCAACGAATATATCGTTGCATTTTTGCGATAACCTTCAGTAATATAAGAATCATCATTTTCAGGATTCCAAACGATCGAATCGCCTAACCAGTTGTAAATGGCGCGGTTATATTGTTCCGCCGTTTGTTGTGAGTTTTTTGTAATTAAGGATTTCAAGCGATCGTATAATGAAGCCATATTTTATTGAGATATAAAATTTTTGTAAAAATACAAAATTTAAAATAGTTTTTTAGACAACAAAAAATTCAGTTCTGTTTTTAAATTTAGAATAAACTGCATATCGAAATGCATCGCATAAATGGTTATTGGCATCGGATGGTTTATTTATGATTGTTTCATCTTTAAGTTGTTGCCAATAGTATGTGTGTTGTTCGTGTTTAAGGTTTGTTGATTCGTTAGATATAAATACCTCATGCTCTTTTATTAAACTAATACCGGCGTTAATTGATCCTGGGCCTTTTACTGCGCCTTTAGCTAATATACCCATTTGACGCAATTCGACGACGGATTTTGGTTCAGCGGAATCGCAGAAACATAAGACATCAGCTTTGCCAATATTTTTTAAATAGTTTGCAATATCTCGATTTGTCATTGCTTTTTTATACATTAGTTCATTAACGTATAATTTATCTTTTATTTTACCTACTTCTAATATTGCACAAGGATCATTTGTAAATCCAAAGTCAATACCAATAACAGTTTCATCAAATTGTGGAAAATCAGCTAATGGAATATATTTCCAATTAGTAAAGATTTGACGTTGTGAAAATTGCGCTCTTTGGCCTTCACCATAAACGCGCCAATAATCAGGATCACGTTCCCTAATGCGTTCAATTTCTTTAATTAATTCAGATGGCAGGAACTTATTATCTTTGTAAGTAGTTATAAACAAATCACAATCATCACGTTCAATAACTTCATTGTAAAGCCAATGCACCGGATCAGAAGGATTAAAGTCAATAATAACTTCGCCAACAGTACGCATATTTAACTGTCGGAAATCTTCAAAGTTTAATTCATTGCTTTCATTTAAAAAACAAATGTCGTGCTTTGCACCTCTAATTTTCTGCGGATCATCAGTTGATATAAACTGGACCATTGAACCATTGTAACGAAAAACGTTTTCAGCTTTGTTATGTTCACCTTTATAATACACCCCTAATTTTGTGGCAATAGATATAAAATCACGCAATACAGAACGTTTTAAGGCAGGTAATGTTTTTCTGACAATTGATATTGTCAAAGGTGTTTTAGTAGTTGTTAAACGATAAATAAGATATTGGCAAATAGCATAAGTTTTTCCCGAACGCGTTCCGCCCTGATGAACTTTTATTCTAGCTTTAGAATTAAGCGTTTGATAAAATTGGATATTGCAAAACTCTTTTATTGTTCCTTTGCCGGATTCCATTCAATGATTTTAGATTCAATGCCGCCTTCCATTTGGATTTCTTGACGCTCAACAAAGCCACGTTTTTTGCCTTTGGTTTTTAAATAGAATATTGTTGCAGTTGTGTTACCTTCTTTTATTTGCTTATGCAGTTCAGATTCAACAACATCCAATGTAAGGTTTTGAAGTTCATCAACTGCATCACGAAACTTTTGATCACTATTATAATATTTATAATATGTTGAACGATTGCATCCAACTTTTTTACAAGCGGTTGTTACTATCCCCAATGATTTTTCCAATGCTTCTAATAAATTCTTTTTTAATATGTTGGTTTTCGTTGCCATAGTACAAAGTTAATTAAAAATAAGTGATATAAAAAAACCCCTCATTTCTGAAGGGTTTGAATTATAAATTTAATATGTTATAAAATTTTTACCTTATAACCTTTATCAACATAATATTTTTTTATGTCTTTAATATTTTCGTGATGAAACCAAGTATCGTTTATATTGTTAAACGCTTGATAATTTTTACAAAAATATTGTTTACCTACTTTTTCAATTGTTACTGTGTTTTCCATTTTGTTTTTATTTTGTTTTAAGTTCTAATGTTAATTTAATAGCCTCATTAACTGTTACGTTAAAGTTTGTGTAGGTTATGTAAGCAAATTTAGCGTCATCAGATGTTATAACTGAATCTACGTTGTTTATCATTCCGTACATTTTAACTTGCTGCGTAAATTTTTGATAGTTCATTTCTTTTGTTTTATTGGTTTGTTTATTATTATACTCCAAAAGTAAAACAATTTTTTCAATTACTAAACAAAAATGAAAGTTTTTTTTTATTTTTTACGAAAACTTTACGAAAACTTATTTTTTGTCGGTGTACCAAATAAAAGTAATGCCAATAAAAAAGAAATGTATTTCAAGGCAGTTTTCTTCACCTTCTTCAAGTGGTGATTCTGTAGTAACGTGATCCATTTTAGTATTCCAATAATTAATTCCTAAAAGAATCCCATAGATAGGATAAATGACTGTATTAAAGTTAAATCTCATAGCTTAAAATATTTTTTGTAAATATACAAATATAATTCCCAACATTTATTATTGGCTTCTGTTTTAGTGTATGTTTGTGGTGAAATAATACGTTTGCCTCTGTTATTTATTTCTACTTTTAAACCTCTTTTAGTTGGGTTTACATAGACTTTTATATCATTTTTTATACACCATTGAATTGCGATTCGGTGTTTATATGTTGGATGTAATGCTTTTGCCATAATCAAAAAGGTAAATTATCTTTTATAACTTCAAATTTTTTAGTTTCTAAATCAACATCTTTATAAATACCGCCATTTTTAAAATCAGGTGCAATATCAAATTCGCCAAGTTGGCCGTTTTCTTTTCGTTTGACTTTCTCAATATATATTTTTACAATGTCAGATTCATATTTAGTACGTTGACCAATACAACGATAAACAATCAAACCATTATAGGCTTTGTTAAAAAAATCAGCAGAGCCGCTTATATCATACAACGTTGGTTTTTTGTACGTTCCATTTTCTGATTCTATTTTTCTAGGATGCGCCACTAAAAATAAATGGGTATTTGTTTGTTGGCAGAACTGGGTTATCTCTGACAATGAGCGCCCAATATATGAATGATCACGTTGTGCTGAATGGTCTAACATATTCCAAGGATCAATGACAAAAACATTAATACCCTTTTGAAATACCAATTCACGAAATGCATTTAGTATGCCTTTAAGCGTTAAATTTTCTAAATCTATTTTAACCCAAAAGAAATGATCTTGAATAAAATCTTTTGTTTGATTTAGTTGCTCATTATTACAATTTGTTTCATTTAATTTATTTGATATTCTTTTTATATGGCCTTCATAAGGAAATGATTCAGGTGCAAACATAGCGCAACGCATATCATATTTCAAGGCTAGATTACAACATACTTGGTCCATAACATCAGATTTTCCTGAATTAGGAATCCCAGTCACAACTGACCATTCACCAAAAGACATTTTAAAATAATTATCTGCATTAGGAAGACCAATTGAATAGTTCTTTACGCCGTTTTCATTATAGTTTAAAACGCTTTGCCAAATGTTTTCAATATTTAGCACGCCTTCCAATGGGAAGTTTTTAGCCGTTTTAATAACGTTTCGTAACGTTTCAGCACCTTTTGTGACTAATATTTCGTTAGCGTCTTTATAATCGCCAAAATCAACGTATTTACAACGATAAGCACCAAAACGCCTAGCAAGTTCTTTGCGCAGTTGTATGCCAGGCGAATCATTATCAGTACACAAAACAATTTCTTTTTTGTCTTTGAAATACTCAAAACAATTGTCTAAATATTCCAAACGTTGATTCCCTTTTGATGCGCCATTTGGAACAGAACAAACCGAATAAATGCCTGCTTCATGAAGTGACAACGCATCAATTTCGCCTTCAACGATATAAATTTTATCCATTGTTTTTATATTGTCAAGACCATAGAAAATGAGTTCAGCACCTGAAACCATTTTAAAATTCTTTTGACCATCACGATATTTAATATTAATTAAATCATTTTCACGATAGTAATTGAAATTTATAGCACGACGTTTTTTTCCTACTTGTGGAAAATATTCTAGTGATTCGCCAATCTTCCAATGTATTAAAGTTGGTTCAGAAATACCACGATCAGAAAACCATTTTATTATGCGCTCTGTAAGATTAACTTTTATTTTTTCAGGGCGAATAAACTCTTTTTTCTTTTCAAATTTAGTTGTGCCTGACCATCCACAATTATGACAATTAAATAAACCTTTGTCAATATCAATAGACAAACATTTATCGCTTTTGTTTTTTCTTGTGGCGCTGCATTGTGGGCATTTGGTTTTTATTTTACCGGATGATTTGTTGCCGATGTCAATGCCGAAATCTTGGAATGTTTTCATTATGTTTTGTTTTCTTATGCTAAACTAAAAATATTTTTTTAATATTTAGGTAAATAATAAAATAATTTTTCAATATTCTTTAATTTATTGTTTTTAATCTCGTAAGTATCTGTTTTCATTTTAAAGGTTGTGCCGTTAGTTCTTGTTCTAGTATCGCCTTTTTTATACAATGTAGCTAATTTTAATAATTCTTTTTTGCCTAAATAACCACAAACAGATAATTCATTTTTTTGTTTGTTTAATGAGCAGAAAATATAAATATCACAATCGTAAGATTTTTGAAATGCAATAAAATTATTTACAAAATAATCTTTAACGTCAACGTTTCGGCCCATTGTTTTAACATCTATTTTTAAACCCTTGTATGTGAAATCATAACCGCCATCAAATCCTTTGTTAAACTCGTGTTTAATGTTAAACAAATGTTTGATAATTATCTCGCCAACAAGTCCCACAAATTGTTCTTCTTTGTTGCCGTTAGCTTCATATCGATTACCAATATTAGTTTCGTTTAAATATTGCCAAACATCTGTTTTTAACTTATTAGATATTTTATATTTTTTATAATCCACAATGTCCTGAATCGCATTCGTTAAAATCATCATCAAAAAGTTTAATTTGTTTAAAACTGTTTTTTATATCAATATATTTTAAACCATTTTTAAATTTTCTTTTTTCATTTTCTTGACTTATAAACCAATCAAATTTATTAGGGTGTTTTTCGCTTAAATGCCTTAATAAAGCCGCTGAACGATGAAAACAACCAACACAATTATTCATATATGCAAAACGAACGTTTTTATTTTTCCAGAATTTTTCAATTGTATCTTTTCTAATATTGTCTTTTATTAAAGGAAAAACTGGTTTTTGCCATTCGATTGTTTTCCAACGATTTTGTTTTCCGTTTTTAGATTTACCAACTATTGTTTTAAATTCTGAATTTCCGTTTTCATTTAATTTTTCAATCATATTTTTTGCGCGCCTTTGTTCATTAGCGCGAAATCCAATTCTCATTTCAATAATTTCATTAATATTTTTATACCACCATTCAACAATTGGGCGCAATTTCATTTCTGTTGTGCAAAATCTTTGAACAACGTTTGGTAATCTTTGTTTATTTTTTATAATATTTTCAAAAGTTTTGCCTACAACCCAATCAATTTTTGAACCAATAAATTGTTCTAAATCTAACATTGTATAAATTATTGCATCTTCTTCCAACGTTCCAATAAATTCACGTCCAATTTTATCGCTAACAATTTGACGCAATTTTTTATCAGGAAACAAACAATTTTTATCGCTTGTTGTTACTAATGCAAAAACATTATAATCGGCAGGATAATTTGCCGCAATATATGACGACGTTTTGCCGCCGCTTAATGAATTAATTGTTTTCATTTAATAGATATTGTTTTAATTCTTGAAACTCATTTGTCATCATAAGTCCTTTTATTTGAAATTCGTGAATATTACCATTTTTAGTTTTAGCGCCAATTTCATTTTGGTTATTAGCCGGATTTTTATATATAAAAAATTCTTGAAGGTTTTTTATTTTTTTAAATCCAATAGGTTTTTGTTTGGCCTTATGTTGCATCATGAAACGATCAATATATTTAATGCCGTTTTTATCAGTATTTCTAAATTTTAGAATTGTAAGAAAATTGTTTTGCCAAAACTCATCATTGCGCAGTTGTTTTGCTATGTTATAAACTTCGCGTAAGTCATAACCATCAAGCCTTTGTATTTTATCTAAACAATCCAACCATTTGTTTTTTTGTATTTCTGTTTTAGGGCGATATTTTAAAGGAAATAGTTCTGCAAAATATGAAAACGCTTTTGTTGTTTTTTCTGAATATTGGCGTTTTTTAGATTTTGTGGTATTATTATTATTATTAGTATAGTTAGTATATATATTATTAATATTAGTTAGTATATTATCCTTTAACTTTTCTTCAAGGGGGGTATTGAACTTTTCTTCAATAGGTATTGAAGTTTTCTTCAATAGGGGTGTGATGTATATTCGGCGCTCTTTTATTTGTTTTGTGCCTTGAAGATATATCATTTTTATGCGAATAAATTTATTGTTTTCTAAATTAGAAATCCACTTTGAAACACTTGTTTTTGATACGCCATAAAGCATTGCAAAATATTCATTAGAAGCAAAACAAAAACCTTTGTCATTAGTCAAAGCGGTGATTTCGCCATACATTAATTTTTCGTTAGCCTTTAGTTTTTTTGAATATCTAACTGGCGCAGGTATAACTGCGTAATAATTTTTCTTGTTTTCCATTTCCTAAAAGTAAAATTATATTTTACAAAATCAAATTGTATTTTATATTATCGCAAAATGATCGCAGTTCATCAAATATTTTTTTTAATTCGTTAAGTTCGATTTCACCATCTTCATATTTATACCATAGAAGTTCAATCAACAAGTCAAATTCTACTCTAGTAGATTTGCCAATGTAATTATAACTAACGGCAATATTATCAGGATGGCTTTGTGTAAAACGTATTTTTTGATTTTCTGCATCAAAATAAACAGTGTGATATTTCATTTTTTTAAAGATTTTTTGGTTGAGTTAGTAAAGTAATTATCAATGATTTCAATGCATTCATCTAAATTGTTTGACCAATATGTCGCCCAGTTGCAATTTTCAAGCCATTTAAGCCACTTTTTTTGGTTGTCCGTAGGTTTGTTATATTTATATTTTAATTCGATCGCTAAACCGCTAAAATTAGCGTTTGGTGAAAATATTAATAAATCAGGGATTCCAGGCTTTGTGCCTAGATATTTCATTTTATATTGTTCAAAGGGTGTGCGTTTACCTTCGTTCATTGGATGAGTAAATATTGCATTTGGATAATTAAATTCTAAATAGTTAATTATTGCACGTTGCAGTTTATCTTCACCTTTTAAATATTTTTGATAGGGATTAGCCATATTTATTCATTAAGACGTTCAAGTTCAAATTCTAAATGCGCTATTGCTTTTTTTAAATCCTCTAATGGTGTTTTATGTTTTCTTTGACTTCTTAATAAATATGTGACCGCAGTTCCAACGTTATATGTTAGATCAAAATCGCTAACAACATAACGCGCCTGAATGTTTCTATCTTCATTTTTCCCAATATAATAATCAGGAACTTTTTTATATACTTTCATTTTTTAAGTTTTTTTATTTCGTTTTTTAATATTTCGTTTTCAATAAGCATATTATTATATTTATATAAAAGCGTTTTTGGTGACATTTTTTTTGTTTCAAATTGTGATAGTACTTGAATTTTTAAAGATTCAAAATCGGCTTTAAAAAAAGGATCAAAATTGATCCAATCATTAAAATTTCTTAAACAATATAAAACTGATGTATGATCACGACCAACAGAACTTCCAATTTTATTTAAAGAATTTTTTGTTGTATGACGCGCCAACCAAAAATATGCCGCTCTTGACATAACAAAATTACGTTTATTTGTTTCTTTTCTAATGTCACATTCAAAATGTTTATTCACTTTATTTATTAAATAATCTAAATTCATAACTATAATATTAAACTTCCATCTTTATCAAAATCATTCCAAATATATCCCGAAACAATACCAGTATCACAATAAATTTTCCAATCGTCAAATGCACGTTTCCACGCTTTACGCCCTTGTTCAATCATTTCATCACTTAATGTGTAAACCTCAACAGAAAATGGATAATTCGTTTCAACGGCAATAAATTTAAATTTATCAACCCCGCACATATCCATATAAAATGCAGCCTGAAGATGATAAGCGTATTTATAAACATCACGTTTAAAGGCAGTTGGCGAATTGTCTTGGCAAGTTTTAACATCAGAAATAAAACCTTCAACACGATTCAAACAATCCGGTCTAACCCTAACATCCAAACCTTCGTGTTTCCCATAGTGAGATAATTCAATTTCACCTTGACAATATTTTTGTGCTAATTCGTGTTTGCGAAAGTTTTCCAAAATTTTTGTGATCTTTTCGTGATCATCAAAAGAAACAATCTTTTTGCCTTTAGATTTTTTTTGCTCAATCTCAAATTGTTCTTTGCCTTGTTTTGTTCTGCGGTCAATCTTTGGCATAACGTGAAACTCTTTATAGTACAAATCAGCCTCTAGCATAGCACAATGAACCGCAGTTCCAAGCGCCATTGCAGAAGATTCAAATGGTTTCTTATTTAAAAAATGATATACTGATTTTTTATATATAGCCTTTAAGCCTGATGCACTTATGCCAGGTGATGAATGATATTGTTCATTAGAATCAAATTGCGTTTTCATTTTTTCAGTTGTTTTATGTCAATGTTTTGATCAACTAAAAATTGACTATTTAATTCATTTATTACCTTTTCCAATTTGTTAATTTTTTCTTGCATTGCTTTTATGCGCAGATACAAGTATTTTAATGTTTCATTCATTGTTATAATTTTTATTCAAAGTAAAACTAAAAATATATTTTTAATTTTCAAAATAATAATATAAAAAAAACGGCCTCATATCTGAAACCGCTTTTAGTTTTGTTTGTCATTTAATCGATTAAAATGGTAAATCGTCGCTTGTTTCAGCAACTTTTGCCGTTTCATTCTTTACATAAGGATCACTTAATTTAAGTGAAAAGAACTTACCTTTTGCACCTTCCTTAACCCAAGCTGCAATTTGTTGGCTTGTACCATCTTGTAATTTAATTGTCCCTGAATAATCAGGTTGATTATCAGAAGATTTATTTACATTTTTAAATAAACTCCCATTTCCATTTTTGTGTTCGTAACTCATTTTTCTGTTTTTAAATATTAAACTTTTGTTTTATTTGTTCGCGGTATTCTTTTTTCATTTTAAAGCCGGATAATACCTTTTCCGCTTGTGATTTAGTGGCTTTTAAAGTAGCGTTCAATTGCGCTTCAGTAAGCCATTTTTTATTGTCAGATGATTGATTCTTTACGGCGTTTTGAACTTCGTTAGCTGATGCAATAGAAGTGTCAATTCCAATACCTAAATAGCCAAGGGCGCGCCCTAATGCAGAAGTGAAACCATTTTCAACAAAAGACGTTTTATTTATATAACTTGAATCTCTGTATTCCTGCGAATGCGCAGATGCTATTTCAACGCCTTTGTCGTCAGATATAATGACTTTAAATACGCCTTCTTTGTCATCAATATGAACTAATTGTTCGGTGATTTGCCAACCATCAAATGTGGCTTCGCTTCTAAAGTATTTTAAACGTTCATTGACTGTTATATACTCCTTACCTTTAATGTTTATTGTTTTCATATAATTAAATTTAATCGTTAATTTTTAACTCGAATTGTGATAAATTAAAATCAGCGTTTTGTAATATCATGACCTCTGCAATTGTAAAAGATTCAGGATTTTGTAAACGTGATTTGAGCGTTGGCATTGTACAGTTTAATAAAAAACAAACATCATAACGCTTTAAATTAAGGCGTTTCATTTCCGCCTTGAAGTGGTTTTCAAACATAGTTTTCTGTTTTAATGAATAACAAAAGTAAAAATAAATTTTCAAATAAAAAAAATATTTTAACAAAAAACCCCCGCAAATCATAAAGAAATTACGAGGGCCGACAAACAAAACAAAGTTTATTTATAAAAACAAAACAAAGTTTATTTATAAAAACAAAACAAAGTTTATTTATTTCGTTACTGTGTCAATTGTTACATCATCGTCATCATTTGGAAGATGCGATTTAATTTTTATTTCAGCGTCTTTTATATTGTATGTCAATCCATCTACAATTGTAGATTGTGGATCACTTTCAGCAGTTGCCCAATTAAACCAAATTCGATTGTGCATTGAAAATGGCGTTACTTGATTAACTCTAAAAGTTCCCGTATATCTTGAAACAAATTCTCTAAAGTCATTGGCAATATTTTGATTTTGTATTTCGTAATTTGTTTTAAATAAATTAGTTCCAGTAAATACGCCAAAACTATCGCGAGATCGTTTAAATAATTGAATTTGTTCCTGAAATAATCTATCAACTTTTTTAGTTGTTGTGAACGTTTTATTGTTGTCAATAAATGATGTTGATGTTATTTCTGATTCACTTAAATTATCTTCATATCTTAATAATACATTATCAAAATACGTTGTTTCATAATCAGTATTTCCAAATGGATAATCCGGTCTTTGTATTTGTATTTTTAAATTAACGTTACCAAGTGAACTCGTATAATTAAAATCATTGTTTGTGAAATCAAATTTTAATTCCTTCCATTTATTAAAATCTTCTTGTGAAATTACATTGTCAATAGTATTTGGATGATCAACCCATTTTTTGTTTTCAATATCATATTCACGCCAATGATTTGTTGGGTTGTTAATACTTTCCGCTCTTATTCTAATAATAAAAGAATTTAAAATTCCAGTATCGTCAGACGTATTAAAAACAAATTTATATTGCATTGAAAACGTATATTTTGTAATTTCATCTTCAGGTTGTATTCCATTTAAAAGATCACCAACTTCAGTATCATCTAACATAAAACACGTTGCTTGTGATGCTCTAGAGTCAGTTAACATTTTCAACGCTTGTGTGCCTTGATAAGAATTATCATCATCAACAACACCAATTATTGGATTTACAGTTCCAGGAAAAGTTGTTCCATCAATATCAGTACCACTTAATTGAAAACCAGTTGATCCGTATTCAAAACCGGCATTGAAAAAAGCCTTTGTTCTATTTAAGTTTTTGGATTGCGTTGTGATTTCATTTATACCTTGTAAATATTCAACAACTAAATCACTTTTAACTGGCTTTAATTTAGCAGGAACTTCAAACAAAACATTTTCTTCTGTTGTTTCAACAAAAGCGCCACTAGTATCGTATTTATGTAATTTTAAAAATTCTTTTTTAGTGTCTTGTAATTGCGTTGAAATTTTATTTCTTATTCCCGTTGGAACTGTTCCTGATCCATCAACTTGATTAAATATTTCATCTTTTACATATTTATCAAATAAATTTGTTGCTTCTACAACGTGCCATTTATTCATTGATTGAAATATTCGCATATTGTATGTTGATAATAATAATACCAATTGATCTTTTGCAAGGGGTATATCGTAGCCTTTTATTAGTTCTGTTAAACCTGGTTCAATAGACCTAAATTCAGGGAAAAATTTTCTATTAGGATTACCACCAGTAATTTTATCAGATTCAATATCGTTCATGTAATGAACTTCTAAATCTAACCCAAGATTATCAAGAATTAAATCTATACGTTCGGCATCTTTGTAATAATTTGCAACACCAGTACCATCGTAATTTCTTTTAACTGGCGCAGAAAAATTATTTAATGTACCTAAACCATCAAAGGCGTTAAATGTCACGCCAAATGGTTTTGTAATAAGTTTTTCACGATACCTATCCACAACCAAAAAGCCTGACCAATATGCCGACCATTCATAATAATTACCATCATTTATAGCATCAGAAACACAAGATATTGAATCTACAACACCACCATCGTTTTCAACACGTTCATCATATTGCTGCGAATAAGATAAAAAATTGTTTAATGAATCATTTACGCATTCAACAGATTCAACAATGCCACCATCAGCAGTAACACGATCTGAATAAATTTCACCTTGTGATTTGGCATAATAAATGACAACTTTATATTCACGTTCATCAAACTTATAAAAGTCATCATAAGAAACGTCGTCAGTAACCATTAAAGACAATTGACATTTAGAACCTATAATTGGTTTATAAAAATCATCTGATGATTGCCAAGATATTTTAACCGGATTAGCCGCGCCGATCATTGGATAAATTTCGCCAGTATAATCTTTTTTTAATATTTCAATTTTTTTTCCAAATCCTAAAACATCGGAAAATTCAAGTTGGTATTTAACGCCGTATGACATATTTTAATTTTAGTAAATTCTATCAGCAGTTTCATTTGCACGTTCAATGGCAATCAATAAATCTTGACCGCTTACAGAAACGTTACCAGTCACATTTACATTTTGACCACCGCCGCCAATCATTCCTTGCAATTTATTTAATGGCGCTATAACTTCAGGATTTTGACGCGCACCAGGATATTCACCAACCAATCCCATTGTTGGCCCGCTTACAATACCACCCGCAGCAAACTTTGAAAATGAACTTGTAACTAAAGCCGTAGCACCTGCAATTAATGCAGGCAATACAAACGCCGCTGCCGGCCCAAAAGATTTTGCCGTCATAGTTGCACCATCAATAGAATTAGCCATTGCAGCTTTTAAATTGTGACCAATAATTTTTAAAGTGTCTTTTGCTAAAGTCCCAACAAAAGCACCGGATGCGGATTCAGCACCGCCAAACGCTTTTGTTATTGAACCAGTCATTGCGCCAAAAGATTGGTCAATTCCTGCGCCAATTTGTTGAATCATTTCTTGTGCTTCAGTCATTGACATCATAAATCCTGCAAAACGAACTTTCTTTTCTTCATATACTGCGGCTTCTTGTTCAGCTTGTGCGTCATCAAATGCTTTTTGTTGTTCAGCAGTTAAAAGACCATGTTCAGCAGCCATTCTTCTTAATTCATCAAAATGTAATTTTATCCTTTCAACTTCTAAAGCTTTTTGCTTTTCATCGCTTGCGCCAGTAGCATCAGCAATTTGTTGTTTTAAATTTAATAATTGTTCTTGTTGATTTCTTTCTTCTTGTAATTTTTCAGCATTGTTATCTTTTTTTCTTTGTTTTTCTTCATTATCAATTTCAGATAATTTAGCTTGTTTGGCATTTTCTAAACTTACTATTTGTTCAGCAGTTGTTCGCTCATCATTTATTAATCCATCATAATAAGCAATGGCATCAGCACGCCTTTTTTGATAGGCTTGTTCATCATTTGTGACTAATGCTGAATTAATATCATTTTGTAATTTTTTTAATTTTTCAGCAGCAATTTTTGCATCTTCAGGATTAACAATTGGAGTAATGTCAATAGTTATAGGATCAGTTGAAACACCTTCAGCCGTTGCAGTTTCAACTTCTTTTGATTCCAATTCAGTTTGTTGATTTAAAACATCTTTACGTTGTTTTAATAATTCAATTTCATTGTTTAATTCTTTAGTTTTTGCCTTATGCGCACCAACTGAAAATCTTCTTTTGGCTTCCAAAGTATCTAAATACTTTAATTCAGCTTCAGCAGCTTTTAAACGATCATCAATTTGTTTTTTATCTAAAGTTTTAACAGTTTCTGCCGTTGCTTCTTTTTGTGCTTTTTTATAATTATTTAAAGCTAAAACAACCGCGGCAATCGCAGCGGCAACGGCTAAAATTGGATTAGCTAGCATTGCAGTTGTTAACAATCTAAATCCTACGGCTGCAATTTTTAAAACTGGGCCTAATGTTGTTATGGCAGTAACAATTTTTCCAAAGATTAATATTAATGGACCGGCAGCGCCTAATATTGCAGTTAGTGTTAAAACAATTTTTTGTGCCGTAGGTGATAAATTTTTAAAACGATCGCTTAATCCTTTTATAAATCCTGATAATGATTGCACCGCTTTAATAACGGCAGGTAAAATGATTTGGCCAATTTCTAATAATGAAGCCTTCATTGTTTCCATTCCTTGTTTAAATTGGAATGATGCTGATTGCGATGTCTTTTGAAACGCTTCATCAGTTGCACCGGTTGCCCTTGTCATTTCGTCAAACAATGCAATGTTGTCATTCATTGATGCGCCGGTCAAATCCAAAACACCTTTCCAGGCCCTAACATTTGGCGCAATGTCTGTAAATTCTTGACCGGTTGCGTCCAAACCTTTTTTTAACATTGATAACGTACCCATTAAACCCTTTTCGGCCAAAGTTTCTTTTAATGAATCGGACGTGAACCCCATTTTATTGAATGCGGCTTCGGCGTCTGCCGTTGGCTTTGCAATTGTTGTCAAAATGGCGTTTAATTGTGTTGCACCATTTGCGGCGTTTGTTCCGGTTTTTGACATTGCAGCCAATGCCGCACCGACTTGATCAAAGCCAACGCCCATATTTGAAGCGATAGGAATAACCCCACCCATTGCACCGGCTAATTCTGAAGCCTCTAATTTACCTAAACGAACCGCCGAAACTAAAACATCGGTTGCAGCGGTTGCACTTAAATTTTCGGCGCCATATGCATTCATTGCGGACGTCGCCAAATCTGCAATTGTTTTTGTTTCGCCCAAACCAATCGCCGCTGCTTTTAAAGACGCGTTTAAAACGTCCGTAGCTTGCGAGCCTCTTAAACCCGCAGATGTTATAAAGAACAATGCTTCAGCGGCTTCATTGGCGCTTCTACCAGTATCAACGGCCATTTTCTTGGCAGTTTCGCCCATCTCTTTAACTTTGTCGCCTGCAATACCAACCAATGATTCTATTTGCGTCATTGATTTATCAAAGTCCAATGCTAATTTTGTGGCCGCAGTACCGGCTGCAACTAATGGCAAAGTTAATTTTGTTGACATTGAACGCCCAACAGTTTGCATTTTATTCCCAAAGGATTGTAATTGTGAACTAGCTGAACTTAATGCATTTTTTAATTTCGACGAATCGCCGGTAATATTTAATTTAAGATTTGATTCGGCCATAAAAAGAATATTTTAAACAAAAATACAAAAAAAAAGACGCTTTTATTTGAACGTCTTTTTGTTAGTCATTGATTCATATTTATCTCTAAACGCTTCCATTTGTTCACGCGTTGATTTAGGTTTATCACGTTCTTTTTTACGTTTAATGTCAACTGGTAATTTAAAAAGTTGTTCAGGTTTTATCATTTGTGATTTTTTTTGACATTGTGAATTGTGAATCATTGTTGCTAAATAACGAGTTTGTTCCCATTGCAAGTTTATATTGTTATGATAGTATTCAGCTAATAAAGCATTTTCACGCCAAGTATGCCGCCAAAAATCGTTTGGGTGTATGCCGATCAAACCAATATAATAATCGGTTAATGATTCAAATGTTATTTCTTTGGCGGCTTCGGCTTTCCCGGTTTTTTTATTTCATTGCTTAATGAATTGCCTAATATTTTTGACTGCAACATTGTTTCAACTATATCGTTAACAGTTTCAGTTTCTAAATCGTCCAACCATGAACCAACTGTAAATATATTGTAATCAATATTATTGTTTTGTTCTTGATCATTTGCAAGTATTGCTGAATAAATTAAGGCGCGTAATCCTTTTAAAGATATACCATTTTCAAATGCCTGACCAATGTCTTGTAATGAAACGCCTAATTGTTCGGTAAATTCCGACCAAAAATTCATTGAAAAGTGAAGTGTTCGTTTTTTGCCACCGATCACAATGTCGATGTAACCCTTTTGTTTGTTTGCCATTTTAATTGTTGTTTGTCGTTAATAATAAAAAAAGCCACCGCCAAAAACTGACGGCGGCCAAAATAATAAACTTTTAATTTTTTAGTTAGTTGATTTAGTAATCGCGCCAGTTATTGTGATTGATCCACTATAAGTAACGGCAGCTTCCATTTCAGCCGACATTTCAACAGAACTTAAAAACCCTTCAGCAGTATATATTGCATCACCAGTTTCAGCCGTTCCAAACACACAAGTTAATTGTGTTCTAGCTAATAAGAAATCAGCCATTTCAATTGCGTTAGATGAGTCATCATAAGCAATTAAACCTTCGAATGATATTTCGCCACCTTTTACGCCGCCGATATATTCAGAAAATCCGTTTGAATCTTTTGTTGTTGCTTCCGGTGTATCCATTGACAATGAAAGTGAACAACTTGTTGTATGCCCAACAGTTGCACCTTCAACTGTGAGGATTAAATTAGTACCATTAAAAACTCCCGTAGTAGCCATATTTTTATTTTTTAAAGTTTATTAAATTTTTTGTAAATATACGAAATTATTATTTTATTAATCCTGAATATATTTCAAACCAAAAAATGAATGCACGCCTTCATTGTTTAAAGTTATTTCGTATTGTGACCAATTTAAAATATTAGAATCATTTGAATCACACCAACAAACATCAACTGAATATTGACTTGCAAATTCAGGCGCTTGTGTTTCATTGCCTTCGTCATCATATTCAGCAGGTTGAGTTATTATAAAACCTAATTTAACAACGCCATTTTTATGCGTTGGGTATTCATTGCCATATTCATCAGTATCAACGCCAAGTGCCGTTATATATTCATTGGCCTTGGCTTCATTTGGAAATTCATATTTTTTTACTAACATATTATTTTATTTATGTTGTTAATTCAATAGCTTGTGTTTCAGTTAATAATTCATCATAAATTTTAACTGAATAAACTTCACCTTCAAAGAAATTATTAGTTGCATTGTAAACGGCAAAACTTAATCGATCTAATGATGTTGGAATGTTGCCGCTTGTTTGTGTATTAACTAAAGATCCATTTATATAAGTTTTAAATTCATTATCTTTAAAAGTTAAGCATAATTTATTTCTAGATCCAAAATTTACTGATTCCGGTTCATTCATAACTGGCGTTGAATCTGAAACAATTCTAACTCTTACTTGTGTATTATTGTTTTGAAATTGCCAAGATATTCGATTGTTTGCACTTCCATCACTTAAAGATATATTATAAAATGAACTATTTGAAAATGGTTTTATATCTATAAAATAACTTCCTTCTGTTATATTAAATAAATCGCTATTTCCTGCATTATAACATTGATCTTTTTGTCTTGTTGTTGGTGATCCAGTATTAGATTTTATGTAACTAGATAAATTTCCAGTTTCTAATTGACATCCAAATATATCAATGTCAATACTATCGCTATTTGAACTGTCACCAATAATTCCAATTCTAAATTCAGTATTTAAAACACCACCTTCAACACTTAATCTCTGCCATTCATTTGAAACTTGTAAAGTAACCCTATCAGCTACTGAATTAACACCAATAAAAAATGTTTGTTCTACATTAAGATTGTTTTTTACATATAATGATTTAGTGCAATCAAATGGTGTACCGCTAAAACCACCTAAACTAATATAAGACCTATCTGAAGTTGTATTCCCGCTATTCAATGCGCATTGTATTCTAGTACCATTATTTTGACCATCAGGGCTTATACTATTATTTTGTGTAATAATAACAGATGATCCAGTTCCTTGTGAATAATTAGTCCATTGACTAAAATCTTCGGAATATGTTATTAAATTTTGTGCTTCATTTTCTAATAATAGCGATGGGCAACCCCCACTATAATGATTTATCCTTGGAACGTTTGCTGAAACTTGTTCAATATTTAATCCAGGATTTAAACGTGAAGCATCACCATTTCTAGCAAAAGTGAAATCGCCATCACCATTAGTTGGTTTAACTGAATAAACTTTTGTTGATTTATAACCGCTAGGAATTAACGTTAATTTAGCATCATTAAGTGTTGACATAAAAGAATGTTTTCACAAAAATACAAAAATTATCGTTGTATTTTTAAAGGTGTTTTTTTATGCTTTTTGTTTAATATTACTATTGTAGTTAAAATAATATTTATAGCAATAGCGCCTAGCATTGTCGCGATCAAATCCCTTTTGTCAAATGTATCATCCATAAGTTCTTTGCCAGTACCTACTAAAGTTGATGCTAATAAACCATATCCAAAGGCTTTTCCAATGTCACCAGTTTTTAAATAAACTTCACTATAAGTTGGCGCTGAAAAGACTGTTCCCGCCATAAAATGTTGTTTTTTATCTTCTTCAGTAAGCAATTGCGCATGACAATTAAACGCTAACAAAAAGAAGATTATTCTCATAATTCTAATTCTTCAGGAACTGGAAAATATTCAGGATGTAATTCTTTGCATTTTTGAGTCCATTCAGCTATTGCAGATGATGAACCAAATGTATGTACGCCTAAAGGTTTACACCATACTATTTGATTATCCCAATCTTCACTTGGATCGCCATCCCAAAGAACATCAACGTGGTAATCGTCAGATAATACTGGCGGAGTTATTTCTTCTCCATCTTCGTCATAAGTACCATTTTCTAAAACAATGTTACCTAATTTAACAATAGAATGGTTATGCGTAGGGTTTCCATCCTCATCAATACCTAAAGCATTGATTTTAGTTGTGGCTGAACTTTTACTGCCAAATTTGTATTTTCTAAATTTTTTCATAATTATATAGTTGTTAAATTAATTGCTTCTTGGTCTGTTAATGCAGATTCAAAAAATAAATACTTTTTAATTTCCATAAGATTGTTTGCTGATGGAGTTATATATGCTGTAGAGTGAGTTCCAAATGATAAAATCGATGTTTGTTCATTATATAAACTGCCATTAATAAAATATGCTAAACGCCCAGTATTTGCATTGTAAGTAACACAAATTTTAGAAGCAGTATTACCCCATCCATCATTTGGGTTACTACCAAACACATAGCCACCTTGATTTTTTAAGTATACATTTAATCCATCATTTCCACTTGAATTAGTGTATAGTTGAAAATTTAAATCTTCATTAGTAATCAATGAATATATATTTGTACTAACGCCCTCAATTTTTTTTGTTATTCCAAAATCTAAATGAATACTAAAAGAATTATTTATGTTATAACTACTTTGTGGAATATCTACATAATCTGCATTCCTCGTAACACTTGTGCCATAGGTAGGAATATAACTTGTTGGGTAACTTCCTTCTTCAATTTGAAAGCCATAATAATCAGTATAATCTGACGTGCTTCCTGTATAAGAACCTAAACTTTTAGTAGTTGCGTATATATCTACTGTTCCAGTTGAATTTGCAGTACCATTAGCACTAATTCTATACCAACCATTACCATAATCAACAAAATTTTCTGAACCAGTTTCAGCATCAGTTCCAAAAATTTCTAAAGTTTCACTACTAAAAGTAAATCTTAATGAAAAGTTTATAGTAGAACTTTGCGTGTACAATCGTACTTGGTCGTGAGTGCCTTTTTTAATAAAGAAACTTATTGAATATTTAACACCACTTGTAACTAAAGCATTTTCAATTGTAGCATAATGTTGAGAATTAGAAGTTGTTTCAGTTAAACGCATAGCATTGTTTAAACCTTCTGGACTTTCTACATAAGATAATGTAACATTATTTAAGACATTTGTAAACTCACTATGTGTCATTAGATTTGTTCGAGTAGGTTCTAATAAGAGCGACGGACAAGTAGCATCAGTGTAGTCAAGTCTTGGTACATTGTCTGTAATACCACCATAAACTGCTGATGTAGTTGTTTCTATATAATCTCGTGCCGCAAGTCCTTGTTCTAATTGAGCGTCTTGGATAAGAATAGAACCGCTACTTGCGTTTAAGTTTTGGTTATTACTCAAATACATATATAGTTGAGTATTGGTTTGGTTAAATGTAATAGCACATCTATACCATCCATTACCTTTATCTTCTATAGTTGCATCAATAAGGTTTTGATTAGATTCTACAGTTCCTGCGTTAAGGTCAAAAAATGCATAGCAATTAGATGAACCAAAAGCATACAGGCGAATCCCATTATTAGTGTTTCCTTTTGCATATACAGAATATGTTTGAACGCCTCCACTTGTATTTGCTTGCCTAACAATAGCAGGATTTGTAGCTAACGTAAAAAGCCACGCATCATTAGAACCATCATAGCCAGATTGACCTCCCGTTAGACCATCATCGCTATTCCAAGTCGTATCAAAACTATTACTCTGCAACAAAAGATTCTGCGTTTCCTTTTCTATTAACCCACTTTCATTAACACGAGTTGCCATAGTTGAACGTGAAAAAGTGAAATCCCCATCTCCGTTAATAGGTTTCTGACTGTATATTTTACTTGTCTTTGTCCCACTTGGGATTAATATTAAACTTGCTTTATTATATGTACTCATATTATATTGTTGTTAATTCTATACATTCTTGGTCTGTTAATACGGTTGGGAATACCGCATATTGTTTTATATTTATTGTGCTACCAGTACCTTCGATTTCAACCCTATGCCAAGTATTAAATAAATCACTTGTAGGATTTGTTATCTTTACTCCATTTATAAAAACATTAATTAATTTAGTAGTCCAATTTCTCTTAACTAATATTTTAACCTCGTCTGTTGAAGTGTTAGCACCAGGAATAGAAAAATCTCCATTGATATCTTGAAAAACAACACTTAATCTTCTAGCACTTGTAGCTGACCTGTATATTCTTACAGAGCCGAGATTACTCACATTTGAACTTAACCTTACATTTATATTAGAACTTTCTCTTACTAGCAATTTATTATTTGTAAAATGAAAAAAATGAGTAACACTTTCTCCATCAACACCACTATCACTTAAATCTAAAACTAAATTACGATCCGTAGACCTCGTTTGACTTGTTCCGTAAGTGGGTATGTAACTTGTTGCGTAACTTCCTTGTTCTATTTGTGCTCCCCAAACATAAAAGCCACTTGTTCCGTCTCCAGCGTAATAATCACTATTTGTATTTGAGTTTATAAACCTTAAATCAAAATCATCGTAATTTGAACTTGTTAGAGTTCCTGTTACTGATAATCTAACCCAATCATTTTCAAACTCTTCGATATTACCTTCCGCATTAGTTGTGCCTACTAATGTTTTATTAATTAAATTAAAAGTAGCATTAAAATTAGCAGTTCCTAAACAAAGACGTAAATATCTATCTCCGCTTTTTAATTTAGCAAAAACAGAAAAAGTGTAAGTTAAATTTTGTGTAATAGAAACTGTATTTCTCATAACGTGAGTATCAGTTGTTGAGTCTTCTATTAAACTTGTAGCATTTAAATTACCACTTGGAGAAATAGCAGAATTTTCAACTGTTGTAACTCTATAATTAAATCTATTATTGTTTACATCTTCATAAAACAATTCTGAATACGTTATAATATTACTCCGAGTAGGTTCAAGTAAAAGCGAAGGGCAACTTGCACCACCGCTATAATCTAATCTTGGTAAATCTTCTAATATACCTGCTTTACCAGTTGTTGCACCACTTTCAATATAGTCAGTAGCTACTAAACCTTGTTCAAGTTGTGCGTCTTGGATGTAGATTGAACCGCTTGTACCACCATTATCGCCATTTGCTCTTGCAGGATATATACGAGCAATAGTGTATGATTGATTAGTTGTTATATAACATCTATACCATCCATTACCCACAGACTCTATTCCCGAATCAACCTTTAATGAAGCATTGCCAGACTCGTTACCTAAAGTCCCGTTTTCTAAATCAAAATATTGATTAAATGATGATAAATTTAGCAGTGCAAAATTCAAAGTACCCTTTTTTAGATATACACTAAAAGTAGTAACACCACTACCACTAACGCTTTGTTCAACACGAGTAGCAATATTTGATTTTTCTATTAACCACGCATCATTAGTTCCATCGTATCCACTTTGACCACTTGTTTCTGTAATTCCGTTTGAACTCCAAGTTGTATCAAACTGATTTGACTGCAACAATAAATTCTCTCTACCCTTTTCAATTAGTCCACTTTTATTAACTCGTGTCGCAGCTAAATTAGAACCTCTGTCAAAAGTAAAATCAGCAGGTAATTCATCAACTTCAACAACAGATACGTTGTCTATTGAGCCACTAAATGAACCAAAGTATGTAAAATGAAGTGTTGTTCCGCTTGGACTATTTGAATTAAAATAAATAGTGTAATTTCCATTAGTGTTAAATTGTTGACTTTGAGAAGTGCCTCCGCTTGTTAATATGGTGAAATAACCACTTACATAATCAGATACGGAAAAACTAATTTTATATGTTTTTGACGCCCCGCTTTCAAAAACTCCCGATTGTAATGCGTAACCACTTGCGTTGTTTGCAGTTAATTTACCATTAGCAATACTCCAACCAGTGCCTAAAGTCCAATCACTATCTGTATCGAAGTTTCCATTAGTTACAAGTTCCCCTGAAATAGGATTTGGATCAGGTTTTATATTATATAGTTTACCATCCTTTACGGCAGTTGGTATCATTACTAAACTTGCGTCATCGTATAAACTCATAAAAGATCATTTAATTCGTTAATTGTGCAAACTCTAGCCTCGGCATCACCGCCATCAGCTTCGCATCTTGAATCGTATGCTTCAAACAATATTCTTCCTTGGTCGGATTCAGGAAAATTTAAAATATCCTGAATAACACAACCATAAGATTCAATGTAACCGCCATCTGCTTCAACCCTTTGAGCAAAGTAATCATCATCAGTAACGGCTAAAACTGAAATTAGGCTATTTAATGTTAATCCTAATCCAAACATATTATCTTAAATATGCGATAACTTTACCACTTGTTACAACGATGTCATCAAAATTGCCATAGATAATTGTTCCGGCAAACAAAGAAATTGAAGTTAAAGATGAATCACCGCCTGCGGTGTCAATGTCGCATGAAATAATTGCCGAATCAATAACCTGAATTGCGCCGAAACTCTCACCTGAAACACTTGTGTCACCAGTAACTAAATAACGCAAACCATTATCGCCAAAAGATAATTTTTGAAAATCACTTGAATAATATAAATTGGAAGCCATAAACTAATTTTTTTATTTAATATTTACAAAAATACAAAAATAAAAATAGTTTGATTTGTTATTTATCGGCCTTGACCTCTATATTTTTTTTTGTAATTTTTAGAGTTTTTACAATGCGAAGTTTTGTTTTTAGAATGAACGCCTTTGCGTTTTCTTCTAACCTTTTTATAATGTACTATATTAGCTTGTTTACGCGCCATTATTTCTTAAATAAAGATGTTGCCTTTTCCGTAGTACGCCCACCAAAATAAGCCAATACAACGGCCATCATAACCTTTTCAAAAGTATCATTCCAAGTTGTGCCTATGTTAAAAGGAATAGAATCTACTGAATCCAATATCCCTGCTATTGAAAAAATACATATACACCAAATTAAAACCAAAGGGCGCACGTTTTTTGAAAGCCAGGAATCCGACATTGAATCGGCTTGCCAACGGCTTGTAATGGCTTCTATCTCTTTATTTTGTTGTTCGTATATCAACTGTTGAAGTTTAATTTTATCTTCATTAGAAACGTCCGATTTAGTTATTTGTTCAATAGCTTCTTTTGGCGATGTTACGCCTTCAAGAACTTTTCCTAATGTTGGGTTAATAACACCGGCAGCGCCTAATAAAATTTTACCTAATGTGGTTGATCTAAATTCTTTTTTTGGCATAATTTAATTTTTTGTATAATCCCATCTAGCTTTATAATCTCTGATGTCTAAATGCGTAAAGGTGTTATATTTACCAACGCCACCAAAATTTAATTGGCCCAGTTCAATCATTTCACAAACTAATTTATGAACTTCATCAGGTGTCATTCCATCAACAACGATGTCAACGGCTTTTCCAAGTTTATGTTGGCTATGCTTGGCGCCTTTTACAATATTATCGTTGTAATCGGCACATCTATAAGCTGAATTTATTTTGATAGGTTTATTTATTTTATCGCGAAGGATTTGCAATTGATCTGCAACTTTTATAATATTGTTTTTAACATCAGCAGTCATTTTACATTCACAACCTTTAAGATTGCCTTTGCATTCAAATTCACTAATTTTAAAATTCTTTGTCATAATTATAGCATTATATTAACACCAGTTTTTAAGAATATTAAATTTTTATCCCAAAACTTTGTACGTTCATATTCAATAAAAATACCAATTTTATTTTTAATCAAATACAATCCTGACATTATTCCAACGTTATAATCTAGCCAATCATCCCTTCCAATAAAATTCTCATAACTGTATTTATAATCACCTTTTAAATGATGATGTTTCGGCATAAGGTTGGCCCATGAATGCAACCAAAATTTATCACGATAATAATAATAATCTAAACCAACAACGGCTGATAATGTGTAAAGCGTTCCAATTTTATCAAGTTCGCGTTTGTTATAATCATTTACAATTCTTTGGTAAACGTTTCTTCTGAAATCTGCATCAGTATCGGCAACCTGATTATCCTCTGAATTATACCAATACCAATCATAAACATCATTTTCGCCATCTAAATCATTATCAATTCCATAAGGCGTATCATAATAATCATATTCATAAGCTAAATCCCACCATTGATTTGTTTTTAAATATTCTGTTATTGGATTATAGCCGTATGAATTATGAGTTCTAACAATACCACCAAAAGAAAAATTTAAGTTTTTAGTTATTGGCAAACGAAATCGTAAATCCGCAGCGTCATAATTAAGGTTTATAATCCCGTTCTTTTGTGATTCAATCTTTATAGACCAATATTTTTTTAAGTATCTTAAAAAATACCTATGCGATTTATATTCCATATTTCGTTGGCGACCAAAAGATTTTTGAAATAAATATTCTAATCCAACAACTGATCCACTATTAGATGAAAGGCTTGTGTTTTGTTCCGTTCCATCGTACCATTTACGCGCCTTATTTTCATAATCAAAACGCGCTAACTTACGAATCCCAAACGTCATTAAATAATCATTTGATCTTTCAGGCGTTACATTAATAACATCGCCTGATTGTGTTACAAAATATTGTTCATCAGTTGTTAAAGGGTTTGTTTCATTATAACTAAAAAACGGCGTTGAATATTCAAATATGTTTTTCAGCCATTGTGCATTAGCAAAAAACCCAATAAACAATAGTATAATTAGTAATTTATTTTTCATTAGAATTTGTTTTTAAGTAGTTTTTCAATTTCAGTATAAATTAAATCAAATGTATTTTTAGGAAGTTCCAAAGAAATATTAGATTCAATTCGTTTTAGTTCCGAACCATTGTTGTACAATACAACAGTTGGTAAATATTTTATATTTTCTTTTTTAAATGCTTTTGAATTATTTGACAAATACAATGTTTCATAATTGTTTATTTTTTTATTTGTCATTTTAGATAAGTCTAACTCATTATTTTTTACAAAATCAGCAGAGTATTGAACAACTGAAATACCTTCTTTATTTTGCGCCTTAACAACACTAGTAAAGAAGATAAAACATATAATAATATATTTCATTATTCAGATTTTAAATCAAACAATCTTTCGTCTATTTTATTTAATTGTTCCTTGACTTCATTTATATCTTCAACAATATTTTCTTGTTGTTCATTTATTCTTAAAATTGTTTCGCGAATCAATTCATCTTTATATTTAAATTCAGTTGAATTAACAGAACTGTCTTTCAATTCCTTAATGTCATTTGTGTTTTGGGCCACGCCTGATTGTAATGTGAAAAAAGTCAATGCAATAGAGATTGCGCCACCTAGTATTAAACCAATAGTTTTTAAATCAAAAGTCACGTTTGTTGATTCGCTTATTTTAGTCATTTTAAATTTGTTCTATTTTATTAGATATTTCAATAATTGCTCTAAAGTATGTATGATCTGTAAGATCATCTTGTAAATAATTAACGCCTTCATTAACGCTTGTATAAACGTTAAATCCATCCGATGTTAAATCAATATAATTTGCTGATCGTGTTCGCAATAAGTTCAAACATTGTGAAACCATACGATTGCAATCTAGTTCACCACCACTATCAGAAACAAATCTTGTAACGCATTCAACACGCGTTATTGTTTCCATTGTGAATGAACTTTGGTTTTGATCTGTTTCATCATTAGAAACTGAATAAACACGAATGTAAGGGTATGAAGCATCTGTTGGAACACGATTATAAATCGGAACTGTTGAACTGTTAATTGTAACATTCCCGTTTAACTTTGCAAGAATAGCCTTGCGGACATAATGAATTGCTTCTAACATTATTTAATTATTTTTTTTATTTCGCCATTAAGACGATTTAATAAATTTTTAAATCCAACACGCGCAGAACTAAAGAAAAAAGGGCGCGCAGGTAAATTAATATCTCTTAATCCTTTGCCCTTAAATTGTTGAGCATAGCTTTCAGGAATACCAAGTTTTGTCATATCATCTAAATCAACCATGCCGCCAGTTCCAAATTCAACATAAGGCGCATAATGAGCGTTAGCAAATACTGTTATTGATTTACCGCTTTTTTGTAGGCCTATGGATTGGCGTAAAGTACCACCATGAACTTTTCCAACTTTGGCTGATTTTTTAGCTAGCTTTACAATATCAAATCCAGTTCGTCCTAATTCATTTGATAATTTTTTAGATTCAAACGTTCTTAAATTATCTAATTTTCTTTTTAGTTTAGACAAATCTGATTGATCTATTTTGATATTGACGTTCATTATACAGATTTAGTTGCTAATAATTTTGTGTAAAAATCTAAATCAAATTCAAATTTGTCATTGATTCTATATTTTTGCGATCCATTTTCTAATGTAAAGATGTCACCTAGCTGAATTAAATCTGCGGTGTTTTTACGCATTGTAATTTCAACTTGAATATCTTGTTCCCTTTTACCAAATTTATCGTTTATTTCGCCTTTAATTTGCTTTAGATCGCACCATACTGTTGCAACATCTGACAATGTAGATGTAAAACCACCAAATTGATCGGAAGTTTTAGATAATCGTTTGATTGTTATTTTAGAATCTAAATTGCCGGCTTGCATTATATAAACATTGTTTTATAAGACGTTAATATTTGTTTAGTTGATGTTGGTATTTCGGAATTGTTTGCAATCCCGCTTGTGCCTTCAATAAAATCTGCCCTATTATCATAATACGTTGAAATCAATTGAAGCATAGCTTGTTTTACTAAAGCATCATTTAAACCTTGTGTTACATAGGTAATTTTAACACGTTCAGCAGGCCCTTGATCCAATTCAATAGTTTCATTGTCTAATCCTAATATTTCATAACTGGTTGTTGCAGTTCCATCAATAGTGATTTCAGAAATACTTGATATTGGGCCAAACGGCAAATCAAATATGCCGTTAGTTGAATCTAAATAATAAGTTCTGTTTTTGGCGACTATGTCACGCGTAATGTAGTTTTCGCACCATATACGCGCCTGACTAATCATTGCAGTAATTAAATTATCATCCGCAGTTGTATCAATACGAACATAATCCTTGACGTTTTGAGTAGTTAGAAGTTCTGATCCAGTTGTTGAATTAATCTTTATTTGTCGCATCGTCTTTTATTTCAATATATTCAACTTTTAATTCTTTAGTTTCAAATTTATCTTTGTTTTGTTTTTTTCCGATTTTAGTAGCTAAACCTTTGTCAATCCAATTTTGCGCAATGTTGTCAGGCAATTCTATTTTATCGCCTTCATCATATCGTTTACCACCTCTCAAAATTGATTGTTTTAATTTTAGTTTCATAATCTTTTATTTTTTGTAAAGATAAAAAAAATGCGCCACATAAATTTGCGACGCATTTTCGAAGAATAGAAAACAATAAGAAAACATTAAAGTAATGCAAAGTTATTAAAATAATTTGAATATTTATCTAAACCAACGCTAAATGATTTAATTGTGCCTTCATTTTTAATTATAAAAAAACCATCACGTTGTTTGGAATATATGGCGAAGAAATCCACGTCAATTTGACTGTAAGCGCTTTTATTACGATCTAGCAACTGTATTCGTTTACGTTTTCTATTGCTTTCGTTAATGGCTTTTATCTGTATTTTAAACAAACCCTTTGGCGAATCTACAATGCAATCATAAGGTGATGTATGAAGCAGAGGAAATGAAACATATAAATTATTTTTCATTGCTTCAACGGCGAATAAATATTCTGCATAGCAACCAAATTGATTGGCATTCATAACATAAAGTTATAAAAAAAAGCGGTTAAATTAATAACCGCCTTCTAAACAAACCAATAAATTAATCAAATCATGACTAATTTTCGTTAGCTAAAGCAACGCACATTCCGAGAATAAATAAGAATATCGCCGCTAGCATATCGTTAAACATCATTACTTGTCGTAAAGAAAAAACCCAAAATAATATTGTTAATAAAAACTTAATATTTTTTTTCATAATTGATCAGCTAAAAAGCATTCATTTGAACAAACAAATACATCTTCAAATAATTTTACGCCACAAACTCGGCATTCAAATTCGTGATCATCGTCAGGAAATGTTTCAAAAAACCACATAATTAATTTTTTAAATTTAATATTTTTATAACTGCTTTCAAACATTTATCAAAAATGTTTTTATTTTGTAGTTCCTCAATTTCTTGTTTAGTGTACACGTTGACGCGGTTGCCATCGTGTATGATCGTTAATCCAGTTGTTGTTTTCATAATGTTTAATATTATGGCGCGCCGAAACGCGCCGATTAATGTTTTATTTTAAAGTTTTTAAATATTTTAATAATGGCATTAAGTCATCAAAATATAATGCTTGTGCATAAGAATGATTTCCATATTCTACTGCTCTATACATTTCTTTTTCTACTTTCTTAATTTGCTCTATAATAAAATTTTTCATAATTATAATTTATTGATTTGTTTTTTAATATTTATTAAACTCTTGCTTTATATCGCAAAACATTTTTTCAAGGCTTTCAAGTTGTGATGACTTATTGTTTTTATCTGTTTGGTTTTTGTAATAACCATTAGACAAAACGTCATTTAAGTATTTTATATCCAAAATCAATTCTTGTATAAACTCAATTGTTTGAGTTCTTTTTTTATACATTCTTTTAAATTCTCGATTTGTCATTTTGTTTTTTTTATTGATTTGTTTTTCAAAAGTACATTTTAATTTGGAATTAAAAAAATATTTTCACTTTTTTTTAAAGTTTTTTTTGTTTTTTTTCGTTTCTTATCTGTAAAGCGCCTAAAAATAAAGCATAAAAAAAAGGCCTAGAAATTAATCCAGGCCTTAAATTATGGTTGATTATCCGTAAATTACGGCGTTTCAAGATCAGCAATTGCAGCAGAAAATGTTCCAGTAACAAACGCATTTGGTAAATAGTTTGTTAAAGCAACTCTTTCAGATACTCTTACAGTTACAAATCCATCACGAACGTTAGTTCCATCTTCTCTGAAGAACTCAACATTTACTCCATCACGAACCCAAAGTTGTGTTCCAACACCAAAGTTTCCGATTAAGAATGATCCGGCAGTAATAGCAGTATTTAAAACAACTTTAACGCCCATAAATACCGGTTGAAGGCCTGAATAAACTTGGTCTTTTAGGTAATTATTTTGAGAATCTTTTAATAATAGAATCTTGTGGAAATCTGAAGGGTGTAAAAGGATTGTATCAGCATTGTAATTTGCACCTGCTAATTGATTTAAACAAGCTACAATTACGTCAAACTGGTTAGCCTCATCAACTGAATCAGCTAAATCACCGGCAGCAAATGCAGTTGCATCAGTAATGATACCACTTAAATTTGGCGCAGTTCCGTTACCACTTAAAATTTGTGTATCCTCAACTTCTAAAAGTTTTTCAGGCGCTCTTGCCGAAAGGTATGAAGTCAATTGTGGTGTATCAGCTAACATTTCTTCAGAAATACGGAAATAAGTTCCGATCTTTCTTACGTTAGCATCAGCAGCAGTCATGTCGAAATCAGATTGCGTTAATGTAGTACCTTCAGCAGTTGCAGCAGCACCATTTGAATAACCACTTTCTTTTACGAATCTTACAACGTCAGATTGAGTTGATCCTTGTGCTAATAATTGACGAATATGCGTTGGTCTTGTTGGATCAAATTTATAACCAGGAACTCTATCCGCAGCAATAACTTCACCAGTAAAATCAGCGCCAGTAGTCATATCAGCTTTAATTAAGAATGAAGCACTTCTTGAATTTCCTTTTGCAAGGTTTTCAATCGCACCATCTTCTAATGCTTCAGTTAAAGCACCTTTGAAAGTCATTCTCTTTTTAGCGCTAAACGCTTTTTTATTAGATACTTCAATAGCGTCTAATCTCTCATTTAATTTAGTTGCCATTTCAGAAACTTCAGATTTTACAATCTCGTTTGCTTTTACAACAACAGATTCAACAACTTCGTTGTTTGATTTTTCAATTTTTGAATCAATAGCATTGTTGAATTGATCCAATTGATTTTTTAAATTTTCTTCCATTTTTAATTTTTTAAGGAATTTAATAAATAATTTAACACTTCAGAATCATTGTTTTTTATTTCAACATTCGGCGAAGTGATTTCATCAACCGGCTTCGTGAACTCAACAAATAATGATTTTAATTTTAATATTTCAGCTTCGATAGCAAAACCCATTTCATCAGAAATGTCGCCTTTTCGAATAAGTTTGCAAAGATTATCATATCTTTTTGATAATTTTTCAACGTCAACATTTCCTTTGACATCTAATATTTTGGCTTGATCGTTAGCGGCTAAAGTAACGGCGCTAATCTCATATAATTTAACTTCATTTATTTCACGATAATCGCCTTTGTCTTGTTTTTGTATTGGCATAATACCAACTGAATTTTCTGTAATAACGCCTGACTTCATAAGTTCAACAACGTCTTTTCCTAATTGTGTTTTAGCGATTTCAGCAACAAAAACCAAACCTTTGTCATCTTCATACAATTCATTCATTTTGCCGATTGGTTGATTCATATCGTGCTGATATAAATACTTAACACGTTCACCATTTTCGGCGATAGTCTTTTTATATGCGCCTTTCATTATAACATCATTGTCGGAATCTTTATTTCCAAAATATGATCCATAACCTTTTATTATTCCGGCCTTTTCATCAGCATCAATTAATTCGCCAACCGGCGATGCTTTATATAGAATTGTATTCATAAGAAAAATTTTTGTAAATATACGATTTTTTAAAATTCATTAATGCCACCACTAGCCAAACCAAATCCAATTGTTGTAATGTCACCAATAGTTTCAGCGCCTTCAATTGGAAAATATGCAACAGAACAACGGCAGTTAATAGTTTCAGCAGCGCCACCCATTGGATCGCCTGGAAACATCATTGGTTGTCCGCCAACAATAAAGGCGTCATTTGCCGGAATTGGATTTTGACTTCCGGCCTCTGAATGAGTATCACGAACCCTATCATCAAAACTTGCAATCCATTCTTTTTGCATTTGTTCAGGTGGAAATATTGTTTGTGCGGCTTGTGCTTGTGCAAAGTTAGCAGCCGCGGTTGCTTCAGTACGAACTAAACGTTCAGCTTGCCATTGGGAATATTGATTGAATTGGTTTCTTAATATTCGGCCCTTTTCAACTGCGCCTAATGACATAAACTCCGGATCACTCATTAAACGTTCTGTTAAATCTATAAGAGTTTTTTTAGCCGTACCATTTACAAGCGTCACACGTTGAGCGCCCATAGCGGAACCAAAGGCGCCAAATGCATTGGCCCATATATCATCAAACGCCGATGTATTAACGGCCTTTGTCATAAACTTTCTAAAATTATTGACATACCATTTAGCAAAACGCATTCCTATATCGGTGTACAAATCACGATATATTTTTAACAAGTCTTTGTTGTCGAATAATAATTGGAAGTTTGTTTGACCATCAGAAACAAAAGATTCAACGCCTTTATAATATTCGCGTTTATAATAACGCTTTACTTTAGCGATTTGTTTTTTCTCTGCAATATCTAATTGTCTTTCAAATGCAGATTGCCATTTGTCTTTGTCTATTGCCAAACTAATCGTTTATTTGGTTTAGTTTTTTGTTAACCCAATCACGCATTGCAGTCCCACCCCAAAGATTCCAAGCGACATATCCATTGTCACGCCAAGGCGTATCTTTATAACGATCAGCAATTGTTTGATTGCCGTCGTGACGTGCAAAAAATGATTTCATTCTATTAAGCATATCAATTGTCAATGGCGCTCTAGATGCTAACATTGAAGCCCTTCGCCATCCCGTTGGCGTTCCTGCTCTAACTTCAGAGCCGTACTTTTCACGCCATTCAATCATTCGTTTAGCGTTATTACTTGCCGTTTGTGGGTAATCTGAAAACGTTTCGTCTTTAGTTATTGGATTTTTTTTTTCGATGTTTGCGTTTAAGAACTTATTGACATCAACATCAATAGATTCTAAAGGTTCATCAACTTCATTATTGTTAACTGGAATAAGATTTGCAGGAATATAATAATCATCTAAAGCATTTGTATCTTCATCCTTACCATAATTCATTGCAGCACGTTTTTCATTTGGTGTAATCCACCACGCCTTTGATAATTGATCTACAACTTTGTCAGTTTCTTCTTGCAGTTCAGGAACAACAGAAAAATCAAATTCAATACATAGTTTGTCGCCATATTTAGGCGCCAACCAACGATTTAATTCATCTTTAATTTTTATTAGTTCAGGAATAACGGCGTTTTGATATAACGCTTTTTTGGCTTCCTTCATATTGTTGTAAGAACTAGAATCGGTATTGTTAAGCAATTGAACCGGTACGTTGTAAATATTACACAAATA